TAGCTATAATATGTATATAAAACCCCCCGTGTAACCTATAGTTACATTATACACATCATTTCCACTTTTGTCAAGTATATTATTAATAATTCTTATGACATATTGTCGCACCCCACAATATTATAAAATAAAGCTTGACAAAAGTCTAATTTGTGTGTATAATAGAATCAGATGCACTTTAAAAGGACACACGTACACATTTGCATGCTCACATGCACAAGAGGTCATCACTAAACTGCATCATATTTTAGGGAATTCCCTAGGGTTCCCTTTAAACAAACTTAAGGATAAATAATTTATGGCCATACCAGCAGTAATATATGGACTTACTATTGGAGCAATAAGACTTATACCGATTGCTATAAGAATCGGAGGGAAAATTGTGGGTATTAGTTATAGGATAGCAGCTAAACCTAGTAATTTTAACCATGCTCAAAAAATATTTGGAAAAAGATATGTAATACAAGATGGTGCTACTGAAAAAATATTTAGTCAGATTATTAGACACAATACTAAAGTTAAAACCTTCTCCCCAATAAAATCTGAAGTAATTAAAAATCAAATTAAAGGGAGTGCAGAGGTAGCAAAAAATATAGGTAGTCAAGCTGATGATGCTGCATTAAATCTTAGTAGATTTTTTAGCACAGCTAGAGTACAGCCAAGTAGCGGAGTTAAAATTGCTGGACCTGTAAAAGAGATATTTGGTAAAAATATTAAGTTTAGCGACAAGACACTTGAAGCAATTAAAATGGCCGAGAGAGGTCCTCTTTCTCTTAGTAAGGATGTTGCTACATTTGTTCCTAAAACTACAAAATGGGTAAAATCCCCTGCACAAAGTACATCAGCCCAAGCTGTTAAAGAAGCTACGAAAAAAAGGATAAAAGAATTCAAAGAGACAAGTCCAGAAAAGTTTAAGGCACCTATAAAACAAATTGTTAAAACAGAAAAAAGACCTTGGTATGTGAATATTATGCCTAAGTATTTAAGAACCACTAAAGATGTTAGAATTACTGGACCAGAAAAGATACCTTACACTGGAGCACCATATAGTATTAGAACAGTAACAGAAGGAGTTGCTAAAAAAAGATTAGCAGGAACAGTTGGTGGTGTTGGTGCTGCCATGTATGGATATGATAAAGCAACAGGACCTGATAAATTACCTGTGCAGGCAGAAAAAGGAATTGAAATAGATATAAGCGAATTATTTGGTGGAGAACCAGAAATATATAAACAACAAGAATTAACATCAGGTATTGATTTCTATGACACAGATGAGCAAGGAAACGTTATCCAAGCCCAGTAACATTCCTTTTAAAGAATTAATGGAGATTATTAATGCAAGACATGGATTCTACTATAATCAAGACTCCAAAAAAAAGCTTAACAGATTCACAGGAAAAGTTTCTAGACGCATTGTTCGGGGAAGCAAAAGGCAATCCGAAAAAGGCGGGAGAATTAGCAGGGTATTCCGAAAGTTCTTACCCAAAAGTTCTTAGAAATTTAAAAAGTGAAATCGTTTCACGTGCAGAAACGTACCTAGCTAACTATTCTGCTAGAGCAGCTACCAAAATGGTAGATATGTTAGATGAAGATGGTACCACACCTCATGCAAATATACGTATGGAGGCTGCAAAACAGATTTTAGACCGAGTTGGACTTGCAAAAAAAGAGAAATTAGACGTTAACTTAAAGGCAATGCACGGATTATTCATTTTACCCCCTAAAGCACCACTAAAAAGGGCAGATAGACCAGATGAAACTAAAGAAACTAGGTAGAGTAATACCTTTTGGTTACAAAGAAAGTGCAGAACATGGATTTTTAGAGCAAATACCAGAAGAAATACAAGCATTAGACGAAGCAAAGAATTATTTAAAGACTTGTTCTTATAGAGAAGTAGCTGAATGGCTACATAGAAAAACAGGAAGATACATTTCGCATGTCGGACTTAGAAAACGGATCAAAAACGATAGAACCCCCGAAGCCGAAAAAGAAACAGAAGGCCAAAGCACGGAGATCAGCCAAAGAGATATTAAATCGGTCTAGAAAAAAGGTTGCGGCAGCAGAACAGACTTTAAGATCAGCAAAGAAATCTGCAGAATATATAAAAGATAAATATAAAAAAATAAATTCTGCATTAGATGGAAAAGAAACTCAAATAATTGAACAAAGTGTAATAGACACTGCTTCTCCTAGCATTAAGGAACATTTAAATCAGCAGAACATTGTATTTAAACCTAATATAGGACCACAAACAGAGTTTTTAGCTTCTTCAGAGAGAGAAGTTTTTTATGGAGGAGCAAGAGGAGGTGGTAAATCCTATGCCATGCTTATCGATCCACTTCGATATTGTCATAAAGAGATGCATAGAGCACTTCTTCTAAGACGGACAATGCCAGAGTTAAGAGATTTGATTACTCATTCTCAAAGATTATACTCGAAAGCATTCCCAGGAGCAAAATGGAGAGAACAAGAAAAAGAGTGGAGATTCCCGTCAGGAGCAAAGATAGAATTCGGATACGCAGAGAACATGACAGATGCTTTACGTTACCAAGGGCAATCTTACACATGGATAGGAATAGACGAACTTCCACAATATCCTTCGCCAGATATATATAATTTTTTAAGATCATCACTTCGATCTGTAGACCCAGAAATACCTGTGTATTTAAGAGCAACAGGTAATCCAGGTAATATAGGTTCATTATGGGTACGAGAGATGTTTGTTGATCCAGCTATACCTAATACTACATTTGATATTAATATAAATACACCTGTGGGTAGGAAAGTTATAACTCGTAGATTTATACCTGCAAAGTTACAAGATAATCCCCACTTGATGCAAACAGATGACTACTATGCTATGCTTGCATCTTTACCAGAAATACAACGTAAACAATTTTTAGATGGAGATTGGGATGCATTTGAAGACTCAGCATTTCCTGAATTTAATAAAGCACTACATATTGTTGATCCCTTTGAAGTGCCTAAAGGTTGGCAGCGTTTTCGTGCTGCAGATTGGGGCTACTCTTCTCCTGCTTGTGTTCTTTGGTTTGCTATTGATTATGATAATAACTTATGGATTTATAGAGAATTATATACCCAAAAGATTACGGCAGATGTATTTGCACGAAAAGTCTTAATGTTAGAGAAGGATGAATACATACGCTACGGGGTCTTAGACGCTAGTACATGGGCAAAACGGGGTGATGTGGGTCCAAGTATCGCAGAAACGATGATTCAAACAGGATGCCGCTGGAGACCTTCTGATAGAACACCTAAAAGTAGAATTAGTGGGAAATTAGAGATTCATAAAAGATTAAAAATTAGTGATGATAAAAAAAAGGAACCAGGATTAAGAATATTTTCTACTTGTAGAAATTTAATTAGAACATTTCCCCTTTTACCTTTAGACGATCATAATCCTGAAGATGTTAATACACATGCAGAAGATCATGCTTATGATGCTTTAAGATATGGTTGTATGAGTAGGCCAATGCATACTAGTTATGCTAATAGATTTAATAAAACTCCTCGACCACAATTTACTCCCTCAGATAGAATATTTGGTTATTAATTAATACTACACAAGGGACTGAATGAGAAAGAATAAGTTACCTATTATAGATAGAAAGAATTTTCCTTATGACTTAGCAATGGTTTATTGGGAAGATATTGTTGGAGATGTATCTTGGGCTGATATCCATGATATTAAAAAATCTAAAACAGCAGTATGTTGTAGTGTAGGATGGATAGTACACAATAATAAAACAACTGTTGTTATGGCTGATTTTATTTTTGAAGACAATGGTAAAATAAAACAAGGTGGTGGATATACAACTATTCCTACGAAGAATGTACTATCAATTAAGAAAATAAAACTATAGGAGGCTATAATGGCTAAAAAGAAAAGAAAAAAAAGAACAATTCAAGATGTCATTGATGATATTCGAGATTTACATGATAAGGAAGAAGATTTATTAACAGAACTTGAAGAAAAAACAGACATAGACGAAGGAGATGAATAATGGAAAATAAATTCGACCCAAAAGCTAAAGTTAAACAAGGAGATCTTGGTTCAGCTGCTGATGGCAAACAGCCTAATCAGGCACCAACTAATATTGACTTTGATAAACATGCACCAGGTAAAGGTAAGTCTAAAAACTATTTAGATTTAGAAAAGAGTGGTGAGTATTTAACTAAATCAGGTAAAGAGCATGTACAAGATTCATTGTTTAAATTAGCTGATCAAAAAGATTATTAATAAATAACAAGGAGAAATAAAAATGCCAGAAGGATATGGATACCCAAAAGGTAAGGAGATTTTAGGAAAAATCAGCCAAGGTGAATTTGGATCTGATGTTGCTAAAAGACCTAATGAGAAACTAGAAATAGATCCTAATAAAAAAATCACTCAAGGTGATTTAGGAAATGATTCTAATGATAGACCAGGAAAAAAAGAAAAAGTAGACGCATCTATTTTTAAGAATGATAATAACCCTACAAATAAAAAAGCAGAAGTAAAAGGTTACTAGTCATGGCTTTAGCAGATTCGGATAAACGTTTAAAGCGTACCCCTGATAATGATAGAGCTAAAATGAAGGCTAAAGCAGATCGTGTGCTTTTCGCTGATGTAAAGCAATCAGATATAGATATATTATTAAACACTGGTGGTATAACGGCTGATACTGATGCATCTGATATAAAGCAACGATTAGAATGGCAGGGTAAAAAATTAAATCCTACAATTACAGATCAAGAAATAAAAGATGTATTAAATAAAAAAATTACAAAGCCTACAGGAAAATTTAAAAAAAATTAATTAAATGGAAAAGAAACCATACACAGAAGAGTATGATCCATTAGTTGGATATATACGAAGCAGATTTCAACAAGCAGAAACTTCTAGATTGTATGATGAAAAGCGTTGGTTAAAAGCTTATAGAAACTACAGAGGACTATATGGTTCTGAGATGGCTTTTAGAGATAACGAAAAGTCTAAAGTTTTTGTTAAGATTACAAAAACAAAAGTACTTGCATCATTCGGTCAAATTATAGAAGTATTATTTGGTTCTGGAAAATTCCCTATTGGGGTAGAACCAACTCCTGTCCCTGAAGAAATGGCAGAATATGCCCATCTAAAACCACAACAAATGCAACAACCTAATGGTTCTGCAAATGGAAATGGTGAAGATAAAAATCCATATGGTTTTCCTGGTGATGGTAAAGAGATTCCAAAAGGAGCAACTGCAGATATGCTCATGGAAAATCTTGCACAAAATTATGAAGCATTAGGTTTGGATGAAGGACCTGCTCCTGATCCTAGATCAATGCCACAAATAGAACCTGCAAGAATAGCTGCAGAAAAACTTCAAAAAGTTTTACATGATCAGTTGGAAGAAACTGATGCTATTAAAAGTTTACGTCATGTATTTTTTGAAATGTGCTTATTAGGTACAGGTATTTTAAAAGGTCCATTTACTGAAGATAAAATATATCATAAATGGGAAACTGATCCTGAAACAAATGAAGATACTTATACAGCAAAAATTAAATCGGCTCCAAAATTAGAAGCAGTATCATGTTGGGATTTTTATTCAGATCCTAATGCAACTAATATGAATGATTCCGAATATGTTATTCAGAGACATTCATTTAATAGACAACAATTTGCAGATTTAATGAAGAGACCTTTATTTGATGCAGATGCTATTCGTAGTTGTTTAGAGATGGGACCTAATTATCAAACAAGAGGATTTGAATCCTCATTATATGATAGAGAAAATGTTGAGAATTTATATAAAAATAGATTTGAGGTTTTAGAATATTGGGGTCTACTAGATAAAAGAATTGCTAAAGAGATTGGTTTTGATCATGATGATGAATTAGATGTAGTATCTGTAAATGCATTTATATGTGGAAATAAAGTTTTAAGATGTACTGTAAATCCATTTACACCTACAAGATTACCATACATGGTATGTCCATATGAAATAAATCCATATCAATTTTTTGGAGTAGGTATTCCAGAAAATATGGATGACTCACAACAAATTATGAATGGTCATGCAAGAATGGCAATTGATAATTTAGCACTATCAGGTAATTTAGTATTTGATATTGATGAAACTTTATTAGTCCCAGGTCAAGATATGAAAGTATTCCCTGGTAAAATATTTAGAAGACAAAGTGGACAGCCTGGGCAAGCTATACACGGATTAAAATTTCCTAGTACTACAAATGAGAACATGATGATGTTTGATAGATTTAGACAGTTAGCTGATGAATCTACAGGTATACCTTCATACTCACATGGTACTACAGGTGTTCAAACTACTACAAGAACTGCAGCTGGAATGTCAATGTTGATGGGTGCTGCAGCATTAAGTATTAAAACAGTTATTAAAAATATAGATGATTATTTATTAAAGCCCCTAGGTAAAACATTATTTTATTGGAATATGCAATTTAATGATGATAAGCCTGAAATAAAAGGTGATCTTGAAATTAAAGCAAGAGGAACATCTTCCTTAATGCAGAAAGAAGTTAGATCACAAAGACTTATGACGTTTATGCAAACAGCAGCTAATCCTTCATTAGCACCATTTGTTAAATGGCATACAATACTAAAAGAAGTTGCTAAGTCATTGGATATTGATCCTGAACAAGTTATTAATGATCCTGATAGAGCAGCTATATTCGCACAAATAATGGGGATGGCAAATGGAACTCAAAACAATACAGCCGCTACTGGAGGACAAGCCCAAATGGGATCTCCTATGCAAGCACCTGCAGGAGCTTCGACAACAGATAATACAGGAGCTGGAGGTGGCAACATCGGAACGGGCAATGTTCCGTTGCCAGGGGAAGCTGGCTTTAGTCAAGCAACTCCTGACACTAAACAACGCACTTAAACAAAGTAAAAAGGATAAATTAGGATAATATGGCACGAACACCTGTTAATTGGAATCCAAATAGATATGGATCAGTAAAACATGTATTAAAATTTGATGCTACTACAGGGACTTATTCCCTTCAAGAGCAGAATCAAAGTTATAATAATACTTATAGCTTTACTTCTTTACCTAGTGGTAATACACAAACACAAACAAGTACTAATACAAATACACAACAAACAGGTACTACTTCAGCACAAACT